TCAACGGACAGTGGAACAGAAACAAGAATTGATTATAAGGAGAAGGCACCTGAGGCATCATTCGATACTTCAGATTCTCTGATGTTTGTCAACAATGCTGGTATCAATACTGGACTTTCTGCAACCGTCGCAACTTACACTCCTGATAGTGTTAAAGATTGGTACAATGAGCAAACTCTTAATCTTGAGAACTCCACGATTTATTGGAGCACGATTGCACCAAAACCAGTAACCAATCAGTATACTCTGAACCGCAATGGTGAGAACGATGCTCTCCACGTTGTAGTTGTTGATGATTATGGTGTTGTTACTGGCATCGAAGGTAATATCATTGAGAAGCACATTGGACTGTCTAAAGCAGAGGATTCGATCTCTGCAATAAATTCTCCACAAAAGAATTACTACAAAGACTACATTGCAGATTTCTCCCAGAATCTGTTCGCTGGATACAATCCATCTTCTGCAGTTGATGCATATCACACTACAATTGATGGTCAATTAGTAGAACCTAGAGCAACTGGATTCTCCACGTCATATACTCCATATACAACTGGAGAAGGTCTCTGGGGTAGAGCTGCTCAAAACAATGTCTTTGCTGCTCTTGGAAACGTTTCTTACTCCCTTGGTGGTGGTGAAGATTACAGCGCAGGAGTTCCTGCCAGAGGTTCAAACGGCGGTATGACCGCAACTCTTGGAAACCTTAAGACCTCCTACGAGTTGTTCCAAAATAGAGATGAAATTGCAGTAGATTACTTGATCATGGGCCCTGGTCTTGCTTCAAGAGATCTTTCTCAAGCAAAAGCAAATCACTTGATTTCCATCGCAGGACAAAGAAAAGACTGCATGGCAGTGATTGGACCCCATAGATCTGATTTGGTCAATGTAACAAACACTGAGACTCAAACTGAAAACTTACTTGCATATTATTCTTCTCTCAGTTCCTCCTCATATGCAGCATTCGATTCTGGATATGCATATAAGTACGACAGATTTAATAATGAATTCCGTTATGTTCCAACCAACGCTGATGTTGCTGGATTGATGACTAGAACTTCGATTAACTCTTATCCATGGTTCTCGCCTGCAGGTCAACAAAGAGGTATCCTCAACAACGTTGTCAAACTTGCATACAATCCAACCAAGGCACAAAGAGATAGACTCTATCCCGCAAGAGTCAACTCCATCATCACAAAACCAGGTGTTGGAACATTACTCTTCGGTGATAAGACTGGTCTCGGATTTGCTTCTGCATTCGACAGAATCAACGTTCGCCGCTTGTTCCTCACAATCGAGCAAGCACTTGAAAGTGCTGCTGAAGCACAACTCTTTGAACTCAACGATGAGTTGACGAGAGCAAACTTCAGAAACATTGTTGAACCATTCTTGAGAGATGTTGAAGCAAAGAGAGGTATTTTCGGATTCCTCGTTATTTGTGACACCACAAACAACACTCCAGATGTTATTGATAATAATGAGTTTAGAGCAGACATCTTCCTGAAGCCTGCGAAATCAATCAACTATGTAACCTTATCCTTCGTTGCTACTCGCACAGGCGTGAGCTTTGAAGAGGTTGCAGGTAGAGTTTGATCTAGATTAATCTAAATAACACTAGGAGGATACAAAAATGGCAACATCTAGAGAAAACAAAACAATTTCTCAATTTAAATCTGCACTCATTGGGGGCGGCGCACGCCCCAATCTATTTGAGGTAGAATTGACAACTCTCCCAGGAGGAATTCCTTGGGATGCAGACAACTTTAGATTCATGTGTAAGGCAGCAAACCTGCCTGCCTCGAACATCGCTAATATCGATGTTCCTTTTAGAGGTCGTATTTTTAAAGTTGCTGGAGACAGAACCATTGATACCTGGACCATTACCATCATCAACGATGAAGGTTTTGCTCTCAGAACCGCAATGGAAGCCTGGATGGATCAAATTGCTAAGTTAGAAAATAACTTAGGCACGACTCTCCCAGAGGCATACATGACCAATGCGTCTGTATTCCAACTCGGTAGAGGTTCCACTGCAAGTAGCAGAAGTAATGCAGGTGACTCTAATGTAGTTCTTGCTGAGTATGAATTTATCGATATCTTCCCAACGGAAGTTTCTCAGATCGATCTTTCATATGATAGCAGCGACACTATTGAAGAGTTTACTGTTACCTTCCAGGTACAGTCATTCACGCTTTCAAAAGCTGGCGGTCCTAACGGTTGATAAATAACTAAAAGTTAACCGTTAATCATGTCCAAATTATTTGGGTTCTCAATAGAGGACAATGAACCACTATCAAAGACTGCGGTTTCCCCCGTCGCTCCTAACAATGAGGACGGGGTATCGCACTACATGAGTAGTGGTTTTTTTGGTACGCATCTGGATATTGAAGGTGTATATAAGACCGAAACTGATTTAATTAAAAGATATCGTGAAATGGCCCTTCATCCAGAAACGGATAGTGCTATTGAAGATATTGTCAATGAAGCTATTGTTTCCGATTCAAACGATAGTCCCATTGAGATTGATCTTGATAATCTAAATGCTAGTGATGGTATAAAAAATAATATTCGTACTGAGTTTAAGCACATCTTAGATTTATTGGATTTTGATAAAAAGGCTCACGAAATTTATAGAAACTGGTATATTGATGGTCGTATTTACTATCATAAAGTAATCGACTTCAAAAAACCCGAAGAAGGAATTAAAGAACTTAGATATATTGATGCAATGAAGATGCGTCATATCAGAGTTCAAAAGAAAAAAGATCCAAATAAAGAAAGACCTTCTATCTTTAGATTAGAAGAAGATCCAATGGCTTATCAATTCCCAGAAATTGATGAGTACTTCATGTACAATCCAAAACTTTCGTATCCAACTTCCACCATTGCATCTCAAGGTTCTGAACAGGGAATCAAGATTGCAAAGGATGCGATCACGTATTGCACATCTGGTTTGGTGGATCGTAACAAAGGGACTGTTCTTTCGTATCTTCATAAGGCCATTAAATCGATCAACCAACTTAGAATGATTGAGGATTCACTGGTCATCTATAGATTGTCCCGTGCTCCTGAACGTAGAATTTTCTACATTGACGTTGGCAATCTCCCAAAAGTCAAAGCAGAACAATATCTGCGTGACGTGATGATGCGTTATCGCAACAAACTTGTATACGATGCAAACACCGGAGAAATTCGTGATGACAAAAAGTACATGGCAATGCTTGAGGACTTCTGGCTCCCAAGACGCGAAGGCGGAAGAGGAACTGAAATCTCAACTCTCCCCGGAGGACAAAACCTGGGTGAAATCACTGATATTGAGTATTTTAAAAAGAAATTATACAGGTCCCTTAATGTTCCACCCTCAAGAATGGATGGAGAAGGTGGGTTTAACTTGGGGAGATCTTCTGAGATCCTGAGAGACGAACTTAAGTTCACCAAATTTGTGGGTCGTTTGAGAAAGAGATTCTCCAACATGTTTAATGATATGTTGAAGACCCAATTGATCCTAAAAAATGTAATTACTCCTGAAGATTGGGAGATTATGAGTGAGCATATTCAGTATGACTTCCTCTATGACAATCATTTTTCAGAGTTAAAAGAAGCAGAACTGATGACTGAGAGATTGACTCTCCTTCAGACTGCAGAACCATATATTGGTAAGTATTATTCTCAAGATTATGTTCGCCGTCAGATTCTGCGTCAAACTGATATGGACATCATTGAGCAGGATAAACTTATTGATAAAGAAATTAAAGCAGGTATAATTCCAGATCCTGCAACCATTGACCCTGCGACTGGTCAACCTTTTGATACTGGAGCAGGTGCAGATTTAGGTCAACCACAGATAGAACCTGAAATTGATGGATCTGCAACAGAGGCACCAGAAATACCTAAGGGTGGTGAGATATAAATACCCATAGTCGTATAACATTACAATTAAATGGATGACCTTTTAGATGCTATCGTGACTGATGATTCTCCATCACAAATCAGTGACAAGATTAAAGACATTTTGTTTGCAAAATCTGCAGAAAAAATTGATGCTTTCCGCCCTTATGTGGCAGCACAGACTTTTGGTGAAGTAGAATCTGAGGAAGATGAAGAGGAAGAAATCGGAGAAATCTCTGATGAGGATCTCGAATCCACGGATGGTGTTTGATAAATTATAAATAACTACTATAAATGATCTTTTAAGGATAATGGCACATAAACCGGTTGGAAGTAATCAAATCCTTGATGTTACGGGCACTTCAGCTCGTAGCAGTGCTATAGCACAACAATCAGACTCGATGAGAGTTGTTGCCATTGGCACTGATCCTGCTACTGGTCATACTGCACCTGTTGTTCACGTTAAAGTTGAAAGTGGAGATCCAACTGCAACTTCAGCAAATTACGTAATTAGTGCGGGGCAAGCAGAAGTTATTTCAATCGGAAAACCTCTTTCACAAAGAGTTGTTGGTGTTTCTACATCTGGAACTTCAACTATTATTGACTTTCCTGAGGGAACTGGATCTCCATTTTCAGTTGGCGATTATGTTTCGTTAACTGCATTTGATAGTCAAACTTATTTACAATTTTCCCATAAAGAAGTCACTGCTGTAGATAACAGTGCAGGATTTAATGGTCTTCACGGCACAAGAATCACTGTAGATCATGATTATGGTGTTGGGTATGCACACACTCAACCTAAGAGATATGCTGAGTTGAGATCATCAATTAAAATTGCTGCTATTACGTCTTCAGGATCGAACCCAGCGAAACTCCATTTCCAACAAGTTCAGACATCAGGGGGCGCAAACTAAAATGAAACTGATTAGAGAAGAAATTGAATCAGTAGAATTCATTGTCGAATCAAGAAACGGCAAGAAATCTCTGTATATCGAAGGAGTTTTCCTTCAGGGTAACATTAAAAACCGTAATGGTCGTATGTATCCTATGGAGACTCTTCGTCGTGAAGTTTCTCGTTACAATGAGAGCAATGTTGTTGCTGGTAGAGCACTTGGTGAACTCGGTCATCCTGACGGTCCAACCGTTAATCTCGATAGAGTATCACATAAGATTGTCTCATTAAAGGAATCAGGTTCTAACTTCATTGGTAAAGCAAAGATCCTTGGAACCCCAATGGGCAAAATTGCATCTTCACTTATTGGTGAAGGAGTGAAACTTGGCGTTTCTTCTCGTGGTATTGGTTCATTAAAGATGACCCGTGAAGGCACCAACATCGTTGGTGATGATTTTATGTTAGCAACTGCTGCTGACATTGTTGCGGATCCTTCTGCTCCAGATGCTTTCGTTGAAGGTATTATGGAAGGAAAGGATTGGGTATGGGATGGTGGCATTCTTCGTGAGAAGTATGCTGAGAGAACATACAAGCAGATTAACACTTTAGCTAATCAAAGGCAACTTGATGAAAATAAATTGAACTTATTTAATGACTTCTTGA